GTAGAACACTTTGTATTCCTTTAGTTTATTTATACCCGCAAGGACTGATCCCTTTCCTTTTTTCTGCGGTTTAACATTAAATTTCAATTTTAAGTCAGCTATTGACTTAGGTTCTGCCGAATCAGCATATATCTCCTCATACATCCCCACATCATTCTTCTTCAAGCTGTCGGCAATATCTTTGTTGGTCATCTTAGTAGCATAAAACAGCTCATCTAAGAAAATCGACTCTCCAATCTTTGTCATCCTCACGCATGCAGTCGGGTCATTGGTAAACCCAAAGTCTAACCCATAAAACACATCATCCGTCTCTGGGAAGTTATCGCACTCCTGCCAATCAGGATAAACCAAACTTTCCGTTGCTGGTCGTGGGTCTTGTTGATAAAGGGAGTTAAAGATAATGGGACTAGCCTCTCTAATCTTTTCTAATCTTTCCGCAGACTGACGAGCTTCCCATAGTGCTTCCCCAACTTCCCTCTTATCATACCAACGTCCATCGTCCTTTGATTCTCTCAAAGCAGGTAGAGTGATTGTATTCCAATCGTCATCTCGTTTTGCTGCTCTGCCCAAAGGATCGTCATTATCCCAACGTGTCGCAATCAATAATTGCTTTCCGTTATTCTGTAATCGACTCTCTGCTACTGAAGTGTACCAATCCCAAACCGTCTCTCTCACATTTAGCGACTTTGCCTCACTATAATCCTTTATCAAGTCATCGCAAATCAACACATCAACGCTAAACCCAGTTAAAGAACCTCCTGTACCCACTGACTTTAAATATCCTCGCCTTCCTATCACTTCAAACATATCGTTGTTACGAATAGCTTCACCGCTTCTAGGCTTCGCAAGTTTAGTATCAGGGAATATCTTCTTGTACTCAGGTGAGTCGATAATCTTCTGAACCTCTCTATTAAACCTTGATGCTAAGTCAGCCGTATAGGATGCGATAACAATTTTCAAGTCCGGATTAACACCAAGCAGGTAGGCGGGATATAACTGTGTCGCTAGTGTGGACTTCCCATGTTGGGGTGGCATAGAGATCATTAGCTTCTTACTATCGTCATCTCTATACAGCTTCATTAGCGATTCCATTATGTACGCATGAAACCACGTAGCATCGAAGTCTTTTTTAATAAACCTTACAAAGAACGCAAAATCGTTTCTCGCTAAATCAATAGCAGCCGATTCTAATAAATCTTTAGTTACCTTCATCTAACACACTCCCTGTTAAGTACCTCTCGGCTAACTGACGCTTCAACTCCTCATCCATGTCACTTACGTCAACTTTAGTAGTTTGTGTGGCTTGTATTTCTACATTTTGCTTATCCGACCAACCGTAGTGGTTTTTTAGGGCAAATATTGCCATAGTCGCATTAGCTTGGTTTTTTAACGCCGATTCAAAGATTCTATTCTCAAATCGCTGTTTAATATATTCTATCCTCTCCAACTCATACTCCAACTCACGTCTCTTGCAAACTTGCTTAAGAGATTCCCATTTAGTCGATGTTATTCCCGCTAGTTCAAGTGCACTGCCGAAGGTCATTATTGATGGATCTTCTGTTATCGCTTCCACCTGGTCTATCTTAGCGTTGATGTCTTCAACCGCCATTAGCTCAGGTTTCATTGGCACAAGCCTTGTTCTATCGTATCTAGTTAACGCCTTTGGGTCGTCTAACATAAATTATGCTTTAAATATCTTAGAATCTAGTTCCGCTAATGCAGTAGCTAAAGTCCAAGGGCCAGCAGAGCCATTAATCGTTCCAATATCCGCTACCGCAAATGTGATGTTATAATCACCGTCTCTAACGTTAATATGGGTTCCTGCATCGTTATTAGTCATAACACCATAAAAATAGCCCATAAGGTAAATATTCGGTTTACCAGTTTCGGTAATTAAGATATTACCATGTTGCTGCTTAATGAAGTTTATCGCCATAACAGGAGCTAATATACGAAATAATTTCTTAAAAAGCAAATATATTTAACTAAAGTTTATAAATAGTTTCATAGAGTGTAAAAGGATTAATTAATTATAAACATTATTTGCATATGTCGGGAATTTTACATATATTAGCATTATAGTTTTTAGGACGACGTGGCTTAAGTCGAGGAAGAGCTGAACTTGCATCTAGCGGTGCTTGGATCGAGCAATTAGCTGTTGTTTTACAGCAAGGGATTTCTTTCTTTTCTTTTTGGGGGCTTTTTCTTTTCTTTCTTTTTCTCCTCGCATATAATCTTAATTAATATCTATATCGTTGAGATTTATCTCAACAAGGGCTGAGACGGCTTTAGCCGGTAAAGACCAAACTATTCATTAATGTACTAACCTTATTTGCGTATTCTGTTCTTTCTGCAAGAACCAACAATTTCTTATCGGTCGCTATATCGCTCCCTTGATACATACGCTTCGCTACTGATATAGATTTTTTCTACTATAATTTTTTACCCATACGATTTTCTATAACCTATATTCTTCCTTAAAACAAGTACCCTATGTACTTTTCTATTTTACCCATATATTTTTCTATTTTGATATAAGTTATACCTGATGTAGTGAAAATCACCTCTGGGTTGTATAGTTATGCCCAAGCGGGCTTGACGAAAACTTTTTGCTAAAGATTTTATATAATTAACCATACGTTAACCCTCTCTCACTGCTCTAACAGCTAAAAGCAACAGTTCGCTAAAGAATAGGGTCGAGTCGACCACTTGCGTCCTGGTTAAGCAATCTAACTTAAACGAAAGCCTTCGAGTTACTCAGTTTCAAGCTCAAAACCAAACAACTACTTAATGATATAAGGTTTGTCTTATAATTATTGGTCTCAAGAACACTCACAAAGTTCTTTCTCTTTTGCTCAAACAGCATCTGAAATACTCTATATTCTATCATTAATCTGTTTATACTTATATTTTATTCGTATTTATCTGTTTATAGCAACATGATCTATTTGCTTAGTTTGTAGGTATTTGATTGATAACTTATAACTACAATTAGGCATTTTACAGAAATAAATAAAAATAATTACAATAATATTTGTGGTATAATATATAATTTATATTTTTGTTAAGTGAATTTATAAACCAAACCAATAAACAGCATGGAAAATAAAAAAGCAACTTTGTACTGTTACGAGAAAATTCTAAAGGTACAATTCAATAACGAGGAACACCTGGTTAATTTAATGCAGGGAGATCTAAATGATAATTGGAACGGCATTATTGACCAATTAGGTAATTTATACGATGTAAACTTTCATTGGGACGAATTAGACGAAGAAAACAAGCCGGCATTTGTAATGTATTCTACCTATGAAGAAGAAGGTCGTATTATTACAGAATTTGCCGAATATGATGTATTCGATGTAGAAATAGTAGGCAGTAAAGAAACGTATTTTAGTAACTAATCAATAACCAATTAAAAAAAGATCATGGAAAATTTAACAATCTCAAATGCAGTATTATTAGAACTTGCAAGTGAATTAGCCCACAATCGGGCAAAGGATAACCTGTTTAATCAGGAAGCTATTTCAAATGAAGATGATATGTTTATTGAAGATGAAAACGGTACATTGAATTATACAGATGTTGCACAGGATGAATTTAATGATTGCTATGATTATTATTTAGACGTTATCAATAAAACGCTATTAAGTATCCAGAGAAAGCCAATACAGGTAGAAAAAGAAAAGATCAACGAGCATGTATTGTCAATCATCGACCTATCAGATTATGATATGGAAGATACTATCCAAAACCTATTCGATATATTTAAGATTGAGTATGGATACTTTATTGATAGAGATGGTGAAAGAGAGGCATTTTGTGAGTGGTGTAAAGGTTTACCGTCGGCTTTAAACGTATTATATTGGGATGAAGATATTGCGAACTTTCTTTATAGCGTTAATTTACCGGTTAGCGAAGATAATACCTACAATTTTGACCTTTATTTAAATACAATTTTTGCAGCATTAAAAGAATTAAAAAGTAAATAAAACCATGAAAGATCAGATAACATTAAAAACAGTATCAATTTGCCTAAAAGCATTTGTACTAATTATTCTAATTAACTATTTAGCTAACTTAATTTTATAATATCATGAAAAATAAATTTTGGATCGAGGACGAATACGGAAACGTATGTTTTAACGGTAAACTTTTTAACTCTTATGATGATGGATGGAATTTCCTTTATTGTAAGTTCCCAGTTATACAATTAGCTGATGGTAGCACAGATGACCAAGAGGACGAATTGGGCAGTTACTTTGTTGTAAACGAATAAAGGTTTACTGATGAGGCTTAAGTAGCCGAAACGCCTGCGGGCGTCTAAACCAATTAAATTAATGCTATGAATGAAATTATTGTGTACTGCTGGTTAAAAAATAATAAAGAGTGGTACTATCCAGAAAAAAAAGTTGATCTGACTGTTTGGGATAATATTGAGTTACTTTCGGTAATGTATGACGGTGACTTATTTTATTGTTATAATAATGGCGAAAAGGAATATGGCCGCCTATATAGGGGAAAATGGCCTGTAAAAAAATAATTTAATACCTTATCCCATTTCAGGTGAATTTAATACGGATCATTACCGTATATGGGATCTAAACTAAAAATAAGCCAACACATGGCTTTAAAATTGTTCATTGATACAATATACCCGAATTGAATTTAGATAGCTTATAAGGCTTTAAAATAGCTTTGATTAGATCGACGCAAAATAAAGTCCTATAAACGACGATAATTTACAAAGGTATATTTATATTAAATAGAAAAGATAATTCAATGCAAAGCTTTAAAATGATAAATAAACAAAAATATAGCGTAATTATACTAAAAACAAAGATATTGCATAAAACGTATGGAAAATAGCAATTACCGGATCCCCTATCTGATTTCTGGAACCCTATATGATTTCCGGAGCCTATGTACTTTCCGAAACCATGTAGTTTCTGATTTTTGGGTATATACTTTCCGATTTTTGACTATATGATTTCTTATATGACAATTTTTTGACAAATGATTTTTGCATATATCAAATATTACTTATCTTTACATAAACAAAACCTAATAACCAATGACAACAACATTTAAAAACCAAATCAAGAAGGATGATCTTTCGGTAATGGAAGAACTTCTTCACCAAGCTAACTATCAGATTTCTGATTTAGAAGCTATTTGCCGAGCGGAGATTTTTGGCTACGACGTAGAACTCGAGGTCTATCCTCCAGGCGAGTCTTACCCATCCTATTTCCGAATCCACCTCTATCTATTTTCTGAATTAGTAGAAGAATGGTTCAGCGACAACGACATCTATCGGGACTTAACTACCGGATGGTTTCCGAAGTTCCATAGAGACGAGTTTAAAGAAGGGGGTGTTTTATACTGGTATAAAGAACTTGCTCCCGACAAAGCTCAAATCGAAGTAACTAACTATGTAATTAAACAATTATTCACTCAAATATTTTAAACCATGACAACAACAGAAGCAAAAACCAAACGCCACCAATACGTGGCAAGATTCGTAAAGAAAGACGGTACAGTAAGAGCTATCCGCTTTAGAACCGACGTAAAGTCCGAAGGTGATGGCCAATTAGCCTACTCCCCTACTGAAAAAGGCTTAAAGCTAGTATGGGATAGTGATGCTAAGGGATGGAGGATGGTGAATATCTATACGGTGTACGAAATCACTATCAAAGGTAAAACCTATTTAAATGACACAGCTAAACAAAAATTTATTGAATTATGAAACAGAAAACAGCAATGATGGAGCTTATTGAATGGCTTGATTTAAATGGCATGAACCCGAATGTCGGAATTACAGATATAAAAGCTAAAGCTCAAGAATTAATAAAAAAAGAAAAAGATCAAATGGAGAGTAGCTTCCACATCGGGATAATTATTTCAAACACTGGCCAAAAACTAACATATAACGACTATTACAAAAGAAACCATTTAGAATATTAAATTATGAAAACTTTAACAGACGTATTTTTTGGAGGTATATCCCCCGTAGATCAATTAACAGAAATTATTAAAGACTCAGGACTAAAGGTTATGACACAAAAAGAATTAGACGTAAAAACATTAGAGGCTCAAGGCTTCACAAATGTAGAAGAAGATGCCAAAGAAGGCTACTGGTTCGAATCAGATGACTATACCTACTACGTAGACTGTCCCGGTGATGACGCATTAAATACATTAGCTATGGCAGAACTTTATTCTCCTTGCTGTGGCGAGTATGTAGATCAGGATTGGATGATTTGCCCATGCTGTAAAGAACACGTATAATCAAATTTTTTATTAACCATTAAAACTTAAAACCATGACACATGAAGTAGTTAAATTAATCAGCGAGACTATTACAACAATGATAGAAACTAATGCAATGCAAAGAAAGACTATTGACATCTTGACCGAGCGATTAGATAATTTGCAAAAAAGAGTTAAAGAATTAGAGAATGCAGATAGGTGATTTAGTCCTGTGCCATTGCACATACGAAAAATACCAAGATCACTTCGATTTTGAGGTACAAGCACCCGCCCCTGGTAAGGTTTATACCATAAGAAAGGTAATAGTACTTGGAACATTTAGAGGTATCTTGTTAGAAGAGATAATTAACGAACAAGTAGACACGTTAGAGTTTGGCCCAATGGAACTGCAATTCGATTCAGAATGTTTCAGCGTAGTACAACCGGCAGACCTATCAGAAATTAAACAATTATTAAAATGAACGTACAAATTAGAGGCTTTAGGAAGCCGAACAAATCAATGAAGCTATTAGTCGACACGTCGATTACTCCCAAGGAGATGGCAATGATTAACTATCGGAAGCTATACGAACAAACGATGGTTAGAAAGTCTGAGAAACTAGACAACACTAAAAGAGATTATTTACAAGAGTTAAAACAATTTATTAAACAAGCGTTATGAAGATTACAGTTGAACAAGGCGAAAGAATTAGGCGATCGCTGGCTAAGATGAAAGTCCTAAACCGATTAATGGAGTTTGAATATTTTATGGAGATACCCGAGCTTGGTAAATCAAGCCTAGTCCGCAACCATATCGCTAAACTCAAGTCATCAATCGAACAAATCCGCATCAACCTAAACCACGTCGTTAAAACTAAAGAACAAGACGTATTAGATGAGTTCTGCGGGGAGTTATTAGATACGATAGAGGTTTTATGCCAAATGGACTTAGAGTCGCTTAAATCGTTTAATAATGACATGAGATTATTTTTAGAAGAGCAATACAAGGAGGTACAAGATGAAGCTAAGTGATTACAGAAAGAACAGGAATTTAAGTCAGCAAGAAGTCGCTGATAGGATGGGAGTAACACAAGCGTTCGTATCAATGATCGAATCAAACAACAATCCAACAATCAAAACACTAAGAAGCTATTTTAACGCTATGGGCTATACACTAAGTATCGAGCCGAAGTTCGAGGGGTACAAGTCCATACTAAAAAAGAAAGATTATGTTTAACGCTCAAAAAGAATATCAGGAGTTTGACCATTGGCTGTTTGCTAACTGGTGGAAACAAAAAAACGAAACAATGTTTTATAACTTAGAGACCCAAGAGGTAGCAAGCTATGAAAACTTATACAAGCAATGGAAAGCACATCAGCCCAAAGCAATTTGGTTCAACCTGTATTATACCGACCAAGAAGGCTACTACGTCCGTCAAGTTTTTGAAGATGAGATGGGGGCTAACTTCGAAGCTGCAGGCGTAAATTCATTTATTAAAACAATTAGAGTAGTAATATGAGGATGATTTTTAAAAAAAATGGAGAATTAATCCTTCAAGTAGAAAAAAAAAGCAAATTAAAAGTTAAAAAAGAAGCACGCATGAAAATCAAACTATCATCAAAACGAGAACTGCATGGGTACTTAAATATAGGCCCAGATGCTTTTATCAACTGGTTCTACTTTAGGCTAAACACCAATAAGTCGATACGAAAATTTGGCTTTACAATCGAATTAGATTTGTTAAAGTTGATAAATTTAAGTATATTTACTATCGACAAAGACGAACCAAATTTATTTATCTAAACTTATCAACAAACTTAACTTAAAATTAAAAAATGAAAGAGTTAATTAAAAAGATGGTTGCAATCCAGTCAGAACTGAAAGCACCAAAAAATCAAGTCAATTCCTTCGGGAAGTACAAGTATCGCTCCTGTGAGGATATTATCGAGGCAGTTAAGCCATTATTAGCAAAGTACCAACTTTACATGAACATTTCCGATGTTGTCATAGAGGTAGGTGGTAAGAATTATGTAGAAGCTATCGCTACTGTTTATGATGGAGAAACTCAAATTAGTGCAACTGGATTTGCTCGTGAGTCAACGGATAAAAAGGGGATGGATGATGCACAACAAACCGGTGCTACTTCTTCTTACGCTCGCAAGTACGCTCTAAATGGCTTATTCGGTATCGACGATACAAAGGATGCAGATGCAACAAATACTCATGGGAACGAATCTAAACCCGAAATCCCACAATTCCCAAAACCTAGAATAGGAAACGCACTAATATAATGGAAGAAATAGTAGAATACACGAAAACATTTGACCCGGTTAAATATGAAATTAATTGGGAAGAAGTAAAGACCTTAGAAGACATTAAGGACATTTTTAACTCATTAGAGGTAGTATTTACAATCCCTGCAGAGATAGCACCACCTAAACAGAAGCTACTCCACGATAAGGGGTTATTAAGAGAAATCCAATGAACGGAGACAAGTTATTAGCATGGGTATTAGTAATTAGTACCTTCCTAGTCGGGGGCAAGGCTCTCGGGTTGCTAGACATCAGCTGGTTGGTTGCATTCGGGCCTGTGGCAGCGTTAATGATAGTTACCTTAGTATTATTTATTATTAGCTTTATCCTGATGTACACAGTGATCACCAAAAAAGAAAAAGAAGATGGCGATAGAACACAAGACTGAAGAATGGTTTAGGGCAAGAAGCGGTAAGTTTACTCCAAGTGAGTTGCATAAGCTAATGACCGAACCTAAAAGCAAAGCGGATATTCTATCGGTAGGGGCAATAACCTATATCAAAGAAAAGATAGCAGAAACATTAATCGAGAACTTACCAAATGAAAATGAATTTACAAATGCTGCGACAGCTTGGGGTAATTCTTACGAGGATGAGGCTATCTCTCTTTTCGCAGACCAAAGCGATACTGAAATCATTAAACCAGGTTTTATTGACTGTAATGACTACTTCGGTGGAACTCCTGATGGTATTGCCGCAGATGGTTCATTTGGTATTGAGGTTAAGTGCCCTTACAATCCTACTATTCACTTGGATAATCTTGTTCTCGATCCTTTGGACTTCCCGAAAGCTCGTAAAGAATATTATTACCAAATACAAGGCTATGCGTTATTAACTGGTATCAAGGATTGGTATTTCATAAGTTATGACCCAAGACAGCAAGACCCACTAAAGATTCGCCATATACTTGTAGAAATGGATAAGGATACTCAGAAGAAAATCCGAGAGAAACTAAAAATTGCTAACGAATACAAACAAAAATTAATAAACAATCTAAAACAATTAAAATGAGTACAGAAAAGAAAACCCAGTACTGTGGTTCAGCACAAGAGTTAGGCGACAGCTTATTAATCGACCTGAACATTAACCAACTAAGAGAAATCTTATCTAATCCTGACAATGCTCAGTTCAAGAGAGAGTTTACTACTAAGGACGGACAAACTCAGGAGGTAATCAAGTTAAAAGCGGTTAAACGTAAGGAGATGCAAGGTTATTCAACCCACTTCCTATGCTTAAATGACTATGTTAGAGGCGAGAAAAAAGAAGAAAAAGATCTCCCTTTCTAAGGTCAAGTTTACCGACGATTATCGTTGGGACTTAGCTTTTGAAGCCATAAAGGAATTAACAGGAGTTAGCCCGAACGCCATTAGAAGGTCTAGTAGGGTTACTCCACTTCCTGCGGCTAGGATGATGCTTGCTTATCTTATGTACAAGGAACTTGGAATGAGTCCTGCTTATATCGGTCATCAGATGAACAAAGATAGAAGTGCTGCTTATTATGAGATTCAAGCCTTAGAAGAGTATAAGCAAACAGACCCATACAAAAGCTATTACGAAGCATTTAACGAACTATTTTATAAGAAATTAAAAGACTTAGGTTATTGTTGCCACTGTTGCGGAGCCTTAGAGCCTGTAATGAAGGGAGACAGACCATTAAAACCAAACAAACAATGATACACGACCCAAAACCAGTAGATTTAGAATTATTAAAAGACACTTGCTGTAAAGTATTTGAAGTAAATATTGACGACCTGTTAAGCCCATGCAGAAGAAGAAATGTAATGGATGCAAGGAGAGCTTTATTTTATATACTTAGAACCGAATATGGTTACAGCGAATTAGGTATCTCACGAGCCACAGGAGGAGCTAGAGACCACTCTACAATCATCCATTCTAATTGCACCACAGGCGACATCTTAGATACCGACTATCAATTTGCTACAAGGTATAAGACGTTCTACGAGAGTTTTACACTAAGGCAATACGTAAAACCATTACCACCAAAGCCAAAGACATACAAGCTAAAAGTTAAGCCCATCTATGAGTATTATACCGATGAGATGATCGCCCAGTCAAAGATTAAGATGGAGAATAGGATTAAGATGATTTCTGATGGGTACAAGCAAAAGATTTACGATTTCTTTATTAGAAGCAATAGCTTTTTGAATACTCAAGACAAATTTGGAATATCAAGACGTTTATTAGATAACATCATAATCGAGAAATTAAAATGACCGGCTACTACTACACTATGCCTGCTGACGTAATGTTCGATAAAACTATCTCTGACCAGTCTAAATTGGTATATACTCTTATTGCAAATTTCTGCGATAGATACGGGGTTTGTACTGTTACTAATAAGCGATTAGGAGAGCATTTAGGTAAGTCAGATAGAAGCTTATCGAGAGTCATTTCTGAGCTTTCAGAAGCAGGTTATATTGACGTAAAAGTAGATGTTTTAGATGCTAATAAAAGGACAATTACCCTCACGACAAATCTGTCTACCCCTCACGACAAAAATGACGTGACCTCACGACAAAAATGTCTACATAATAATAATATATATAATAATAATAAATATATTGTCGAGATAGAGGAAATTGTGAAGTATTTGAATGAGAAAACAAACTCTAAATACCGTACCGGAAATGAGAACACCAAGAGGTCTATAAGCGGAAGGTTAAACGAAGGCTTTACCGTAGAAGATTTTAAAACTGTTATAGACAACCAGGTTGCGAGATGGACGGGAACGGAATACGAGCAGTACCTAACACCAAATACTTTATTTAGTCCTAGCAAATTCGAAAAATATCTTAACTTTGCTAATAGACCAAAAGAAGAAAAACCAAAAATCAAAGCATAATGACCAGAATACAACCACACAATATCGAAATAGAGGAGCAAGTCTTGGGGATTATTTTAAACAACCCTAAAGCATTTGTAACCGCTATAAACATTATTAACGCTAATTGCTTTTACAAGAATGAACACCAGACTGTATTTAACGCTTTTACTAGCCTGTATACTCAAAGCAAACCAATCGACCTAATATCGGTTACTACTTACCTAAGAAACACCCATAACTTAGAGTCTATCGGAGGGAACTTCTTCCTGATGGAGCTTATGGAGCGTTCAGGATCCTATTCGTCCTTTGAGTTCTTCTGCCATACACTACTTGAATTAAACGAGCGTAGAGAAGGAATTGAGAAGTCATCAAAGTTAATTAACAGCCTATACGACCTATCGACCGATTTAGACGAGAATATGGTAATGGCAAATGAGGTGGTTTTAAGCCTATCTAACGAAGTATCTAATGTCGGCGGTGTCCAACTATCCACTTCACTACTTGAGATGATTAGAGAGCAGGAAAATGAGCTTAGAGGGGAATTCTCAGGTTGCAAGAGCAGATACACTGATTTAGATAGGGTAATAGTAGGCTTTAAGAACCAACAAGTTGCGGTATTAGCAGGTAGACCTGGAATGGGTAAGACTACCTTCGGAATTAATATTGCTTATAGGCTCGCAAAGTACGATAAGACCCCAGTTGGTTTCTTTAGCTTAGAGATGAGTAGTGTTGAGCTAACTAAGAAGTTTGCAGCAATCGAATCTCAGATTTGTAATTCTCGGATGACTATGTTGCCTGAAAAGCAGGTTTTAGATTACTTTAGTGCTATTCAATCTATCGGTGATTTGCCAATCTTTATTGACGATAAACCCGGTGCTACAATAGACGAGATTAGGGCGAGAGCAATCACAATGAAGCGTAAGCATGACGTGAAGTTAATCGTTATCGATTACTTGCAACTTATCACTACCAAGTCTAAAGGAGGCAATAGGGAACAGGAGATTTCCGAGATTAGTAGAAAGGTAAAGCTATTAGCTAAGGAGCTAAACATCCCTATCATCGCTATTTCCCAATTAAGCCGTCAGGTAGAGCAATCAGACCCTAAAATACCTTTCCTACACCACCTAAGAGAATCAGGAAGTATCGAGCAAGATGCGGATATGGTATTGATGCTTTGGAGACCTGAGTACTACGACTACCCTGAGTTTGAATACGACGGCAAGATGGTAGACTCTCGTGGAATGGTAGTCACCTATGTACGTAAAAATAGGAATGGAGAGACAGGGAAAGCCCTTATGAAGTGTAATTTGGCTTATGCAAGTTTCTACGATAATAATGTTGATAATTTCATGTTGCCTAATTACGATTTTTAATTTAACTTAGTATCGTCAATAGTAAAGAGTGAATTTAGTCAGGTGGCGGAATGATAGACGCACTGAGGGCAAGAAAGTTGGCGCACAACTGAGGTATTGGAGGATGTTGCCTGTTGAACCAATACAATTGCAGGTTTGAGTCCTGCCCTGACTACTAAAAATTAAATAAATAACAAGATGGATCAGAACAAAGCAATTCAAATTTTAGTAGAGGTAGCGTTAGTTGCTCAAGCTAAAGGAGTATTGTCGTTAGAGGACGCAGTACTGGTAAAGGAAGCTATTGATGCTTTCAAATTACCTAGTGAGGGAGAAGAAGTGAGCGGAGATGACGCTAAAGAGGATTAACTATAACGT